TCCCAGTAGGCCTCGCCGGAGACGATGGTCGCCTTGGCCTTCGGCGGGAGTTGGGGGTTGGCCTCGATGTTGATCGGCAGCGCGGCACCGCTCATGTCGAGGCCAGACACGGATCCGGCCTCGGCGTCGACGACGACCGCCACTGCGCGCGCGTCCAGGCTCAGGCCGGCGTCCGTCATCGACGCGCTCTCGGCGTCGCCCAGGCAGCCGACCCAAAAGGCCTTGCCCCAGATGTAGGCGCCGGACTTCGAGAGGCCGGGCGCGGCCGAGTTGTAGCGCTCGGCGCCGACTAGCACCTTGACGTTGTGGATTCGCTCGATCCGCTGGACCGCCGCCTCCTCGGTGAGGGCCTGACCCGTGGCGCCGCCGCTGGTGACGATCTGCACGTCCATCGTATAGAGACACGACGCGTAGGCGTCGAGCGCCTGCCGTCCGATGACGATATGCGTCGCGTCGACCTCGGACTGGTCGCGGAAAGCAATGAGGGCCTTCTTGATGTCAAGATCGGGCTTCGCGGTCGAGAAAGTCGACCACTGGACGCCGCCGCCGCCGAGATCCACGAGCGCCGAGTTGTTGAAGTTCGACGCCGAGAAGAGCACTGCGGCGAGGGCGCGCTCCATGTCCTTGCCGAGCTTGCGGCCGATGCGCACGCCGGCCTTCAGCGCGAGCGGCCCGGTGCCCTGATTCCACCGCTCGTGCCGGTCGAGGACCCGGTCGTAGTGCTTGTGCTCCTCGAGAGTGTAGGTGACGGTCGTGTCGAGATTGCCCGGCAGCAGCGGGTAGTCGGCCTCCAGTGCCGTCTCGCTGGTCTGCGGGCCGCCGTCGAACTCCACGGTGTTGGCGACGAAGATCGTCCCGGTCTGGCGGCCCTGCCCCGATGGCACCTGGATCGGACCGATGGCCGCGCACACGAGTCGGAGTTTCGAAATCGCCCCGATGGCCGCCGAGAAAAGCGGGTACGGGACGGGGGAGAGAGAATCCTGCGTGCTCATGTCGTGGTCCTCCTCAGGCGATGTCGATAGGGGTGGGGAGGATCTCGACGGTGCAGTGCGCGCCGTCCGCGGTCGCGCCGGTCGACGACTTGCCGCCGATCATCCGCATGAACGCGCGATCTCCGCTCGCAGCCTCCACGACCTTGCCGGCCGCGGACGTGGTGCAGAGGACGCCGGGGGCGATGACGCCACCGGCAACCGCGAACTCGCAGACGCCATCGATCTGGAGCGAGCCCAAGTCGCCGGAGTCGTAGGACTCCATGAAGATCCCCATGTTCCGGTGCGCCGTGGCGGTCGTGCCGTCGCTCCCGATGAGCGCGACCGGCAGCGTGTCCGAGTAGCTGCCGTTGAGCCGGCCGCAGTGGCCCTTCGGGCCCGCGCCGCTCAGGACGACGGATGTGACGTTGCCCTTCATTTCAGGCCCCCTTCCGCGTGGCCGCGTTGATCTCGGCCTGCGCCTTCGCGCGGGCATTCGCCACCTCGTCGGGCGGATCGCCCGGCGCCACGCGCCCGCTGGTCAGCGGGGACCGGGGCCCGGCCGCCTCGTTGGGGATGTCTGCGAGCGCCTCGGCGAGCGCCTCTCGGCCGTGCTTCGCGGCGAAGGCCTCTCGCCGCGCACGCTGGCCCGGGTCGATGGCGCCGCGAGCGACGGCCGCGTCGATGAGCGCCGCGACCTCGCGCCGCTCGTCGGCCTCGGCGTGGGCCTTGGCCTGCGCTTCGAGCTGCGCCACGCGACCGGCGAGGCCGGCACGCTCCGCCGCGTCCGCCGCGAGCTTGCGCTCGGCGGCCTCGGCGCGCTCGACGGCGGCCGCGTTGGCCTCCGTCAAGGTCTTGATCTGCGCGAGGAAGGCGGCCTCGGCGGCCTCGCTCGCGGTCGGGGTCGCGGCACCCGCCGCGCCCTCGGGGGTCTTGGGCATCGCGCCCTCCTCGGGGTAATGGGCCGCCTCGGCCCGGTGAAAGAAGGGAAACGGCGACTCCGGCTCGTCGGGCGGGGGGGATCCGCCGTGCATGAGCCACGCGTCCGCGCTCTGGGCGCCGGGGGCGACGACAGCATCGACCCAGCCGGCGGCGACCGCGGCGGGCGCCGAGAGCATCCGCCCGCGCTGGTAGAACTCCGCGGCCGCGTCGAGGTCCATTCCGGCCGGGCCACGCAGGCGGGCCAGGTGCGCCAGGAAGAGGTCGCCGGCCGCGTCGATGAGACGCTGACGCTCGGCGTCGAATGCCTCCGTGCCCGGCTCCGGCGCCTTGAGAGGCGTCCGGCTCGAAGTGTAGCGGTAGACCTCGGCGCCCATCTTGCGCATGGCCGGGGCGATGTGGAGCACGGTGCAGATGGCGCCGACGCACCCGGCCTGTGCGGTGTCGACCGCGACGATGCGGTCGCACGCGGCGGCGAGCCAATAGGCCGCCGACGCCGCCATGCCACGCACGTAGGCGATGACCGGCTTGACCTCGCGGGCGCGCTCCACGGCGGCCACGGTCTCAGCGATGCCCGAGACGGTCCCGCCCGGAGAGTCGATGTCGAGGACGATGGCGCGGACCGCCTGGTCATCGACGGCCTCTGCAAGCCGAGACTGTATGGCGGCGTACGAAGTGCCCCACCAGTCATCGGACGAGAGCGGCCCTTCGATGCGGATGCGGGCCACGTCTGCCCCTGGAGCGACGGCCGGCGCCTCGCGCGGCGGCCACGAGAAGGCGGCGACCGCGTGGTCTGGGTGAATGGCCAGCGGCCCGATGGGGCCGTCGGGGCGCGGCGTCGTCACGGCGTCCCCCGGATGGCCACGGGTCCGGGCGGAGGAGCGATTGGGGGGCGACCAGCCGTGCCTCGCAGTCGGTCCGCCGGGCTGCGGTCGATGGCCTCGGCCTTGAAGCCCAGCTCGCGCAGGACCTCCGTCTCAAGCGCCGTCTGCGGCGTGATGCCGAGCGCGGAGAAAGCGGCCGGCAGGCGGTCGATGAGCGAGACCCAGAGCGGCGCCCGAAGGCCTGAGAAGGTCAGCCGCGGCAGCGCCTCGTCGGGCACGTCCGCGCCGAGGCCCCACCGGACCATCCGCGGAATCAGGCTCGTCGTGAGGTCGTCGCGCACGGCCTCCAGCTCGTTCTCGCCGGCCTGCTGTGCCGTCTCTGCGTGCGTCTCGCCGAGCGAGTAGGAACCGCCTGAGCCCTCCGAACCGAGCGCGAGGAACTGTGCGAGGTACGCGGTGAGGATCAGTCGCGCCTGGAGGTTCAGTGTGTTCGCGAATTCGTAGGAATTTTGTCCACTCCCGCCGAACGTCCCGAGCGTGACGTGGTCCTCGCGGACGATGTAGCCGTGCTCGAAAGATGCGTACTTGGCGAGCCACCGCTTCCAATCGGAGACCTCGGACTCGTACTGCTGGTCTGTCCCGCCCGGGTGCGTCTGGCGCCACCGCTCGCGGTTCATCACCAGGTCAGGCGTGCCGATGGCCCACCGCTGCACCGCGACCATAAGGGCCTGCATGGTGCGGTCATGGTCGCGGGCCAGCGGTTCCGCGCTCCGGAGCAGCCCGACCCCCTCGAAGTTCGTCCCCTCGGCCTCGCGCGCCATGTAGAGCACGCGGGACATGGGGATCTCTGCAGATCCCGTGAGCCACCCGGCAGACTGGCAGATGCCGACCAGACACTCCCACTCGTCGACGAACCACGCAGAGACGGACGCGGGGTCTCGCCAAAGGCAATGCGTGTACCACTGGCCATCTGCGCCCTGTCGGCAGACAAGCTCCCACCAGCCGAAGCCGCGATTGCGGACGGCAAGGAACTCAGATAGCAGCCGTTCCCATGCTTTGCCGGTCGCGCTCTTCGTGCGACCGATGCCCAGATTGGCGCGCACATGCGCCGCCGCGCGCTGGGCAACGTCGGAGTCCTCAGCCGCCTCTACGTCCCACTCGGCCGAGAGCATGAAGGACCGCATGCAGGACCACCCGGCGGCCACTGCCGGGTTGCGCTCCGCCTTGCGGTAGGCCGCCATGAGCTTCTGCGGGCCCTGGAGCCGCACGTTGTGCTCAAAGCCGGCGACCCGTCCGCCCACCAGGGGCTTGCCCGACCTGCCGAGCGGCGCTTCCGGCCGCACGCTCGCATCGCGCATCTGGGCGGCGCGATCTGGCGTGGCGGTCGAAGGGCTCAGGCGCATGACGGTCACTTCTCCGCACCTTGGGGCGTCGGGTGAGCGGGTGTCCGGCCAGAGTTTACAAAGAGCATCATGTGGGTGCAAGTCGGAGCTGTTAATCGTAGCATCGTCGACGCCGGATCACCGCGCATCCCGTGCCGCGTCCCACAGCGAGGGGCCCTCGGGCTCGCGCGTCGCGACCGGCCCAACGTCCGCCGGGGCCGGCATCGCGTCCCACCCGACGCGCCGCCACCCATACCGCCACGCGTCGACCCCGTGCGAGACCGTGTCGTGGCTCGGCTTGTGCGGCCTGCTCGGATCGCGCGGATCCCACTGGTAGCCCTGGACGCACCGGATGAGCGTCCGCTTGCCCTCCGGCGCGGCAAGGCCGCCGTCGTAGACGCCGCCCGACATGAGGAGCAGACGCTTTTCCAGTGAGACGTTCATCCGCTGGAGCCCGGGCACGACGGCACGGCGCGGGCCCTGCGGCTCCACCATCGGCCAGAGCCCGAGCCCGTGCGGCTGTGGGCGGGCGAGGAGCTCCAGGTCGGGGTGGCCCGTCTGGTCGTTCGTCGCGGCGCCGGCCGGGTCAACCACCAGCTCGTCCACCGGGAGCCGTCCGCACCCGGGCGACCAGTCGCGCCGCGGGCACACGTCCGCCGCGAGGACGTCGCAGAGGTCGGGGAGCGCCACGCCGTCGGGCGCCCACTCGCGGACCACGCACCAGACGCCCGGCCAGACCTCGACGTGCAGGAGGAAGTGGGGCGAACGGTAGCCGAGGTCGCCGGAGAGCATCGTTCGCATGCGGCGGAAGTCGAGCACGACACCGCGCAGGACGTTGCCGGCGGGATAGTCCTGCGCGCTGAAGCCGTAAAGGATCTGCCCCTCCGGCGTCCAGTCCTCGCCGTCGAGCATCGACCGGGCGTAGCGCTCCGTCATCGACGCCCTCAGCGCGGCCTCGTAGCCAGGGGCCAAGTTGGCCTCGTTGTCCCGAGTCCTGGGGCGGTAGACGCGCCCGCCGAGGTCGCGGGCCAGCGAGATCCACCACGTCCGCATCGGCAGCCCGATCATGACGAGGACGGGCGCGCGCATGACCTCGCGGTCGCGCCCGTCCGCATCGATGACGCGCACGGGCAGGTCGCGCGAGAGCCGCTCCCGGAAGACGGTCCCATAGTCGACGTGCGCCTCTTGGAGCTCGTCCCCGACGATGGCCGCCAGGGTCTGGCCTTCGAGCGGATTGCCGGCGGTGGGCGTGCCCGCGACGTCCAGGTGCCGGAAGCGCACGACCGCCCCACCGGGCCATCGGTACTCGTGGTCCCCCGCGCACCACCTTCCCCCGACCGACGGAGCGAGCTGCGACATGATGGGGAGGTGCACGTCTCGGAGGCGACTGAAGGTGTCCATGACCACGGCGATTTGATTGGCCGGCACGTCGCAGGTTACGGCCAGCATCGCCGCCGCAGCGCAGGCCGCCACTGACTTGCCGCACCTCTTCCCCCCTGCGAGTCCCGCGATGGCGCCGCCCTGGGGGCGGAGCACGTAGCGCAGAAGGTCACGCTGCCATTCGCTCATGCCGGGCGCGATGCCTGCGACGGTGAGGGCGCTCACGCGTCCGGCTTTGCCACTGCGGCC